TCTGAGCTTATCCTGAACATTGGTGGTTACAGCACCAGTGCCTGCTGGGGTGTAACTGATCAAATCGGCTGTAGGAGCGCTACCAAGAACTTCACCAACAGTAAAATCAACTGCATCACCTCCTTCAAGCGCAGAACTAAATGTAATAGTTACACCATCAGAAAATTCAGTGTAAGTGTCTGGGTTCTGGTACACCCCATTTATGTGTACCTGGATACTGCCTAGGTCTTTTACATACTGAATAGTGCGCAGAGTAAAGACAGTCTGACCAGCTGAAGCTACTTGAGATTCAGTAGTCGTCCTGGTGTACGAGCCGCTTGCATTAAATGCTTGACGAAGCCAGCGGCCTGTAGCAGGTGCTGTAACGGGCAAAAGAACTTCTAACCCGTCGTCATCAGCAGTCGCATTAGGATCAAAGTAATACTGATTAGCTGTAGTATTAGACTCTACTTGAACATGAAGAAACTGAGTATAATCTACAGAACGTACTGCATCAATAGATGCTACAAAGTGTAGCATATTGATCTTAGTAATTTCTCGAGTACCAGAGTATCGCTCTTGTTCTTCAGTACCTGAACCTAATAGCAGATCCTCTAGACCTGCAAGCTGTTTGTTAACAACGCGTGCTACCATGATCTGAATCCGCCACCATCGTAATATGTTTGGTTTTCGCTTTGCTGAGTGTTATCCTTGCCAATCAGCTTCTTAAATTCTCGCATCTCTACTTCAAAGAAAGCTAATTCTTCGTTACCTACCTGGCGATTCTGAGTGTCTTTATCATCTCTCAACGCCATGCCAACTATATAGTGCTTAAGGGCCTTTATATGGGTCTCATCTAAAGCAAAGTCAGCATCTTCTGTGTTAATATCAGAAATGGTAGGAGGAGTGCGAATATAATGAACCAGTACTTGAGCTGCCACTTCTGACTGGGAAACTAATACACCAAAGTCCCCACTCATGTCAGTAGTGTTAACTGCTGATTCAACTACTTCAGAAACTATTCCAAAGTCAGAAGTGAAAGAATCTCCTGTTGACGAAGTAACCACTCCAAAATCAGAAACTATGGAGTCAAACTCAATCCCATCAGTTGCTGTGGGGATAGGGTATATGCGAATGCGACGAGGTTTTAGTTTGTCTGTAACTAAATATTCAGGGTCGGCGCCTGTTTCAATTTCCCATTTAGCGTCATACTCGTCCATCCAAGCACGAGTACGTAAAGGCAATTTACCATTCTCAGAGTGTATTGCTCTGGTTATAGCATAGCAGTCAGCAGGCATGTCGTATTCCGCAACACTAGCCCGTAGTGAAATAGATGCTACTTCCCTTAGGATCCTGGCGTGACGAGCTATTACTTTTTGGCCCTCATCTAAAAGACGAAGGAGACGAGCATCTGAATGCCTGTCTCCATTAGGATCAGTTAATGAATCTCGTACAGCTAATATGGTATTGGCTACTAAGCCCATAGCTACCTCTTAAAAAGAAGCCCCTCCGAAGAGGGGCATCCGAGGGGAGAGTTAGTTGGTGTACTCTCCAGTGACTTTGTCAAGCTCGATATACTCAACCACCAGCTTGCCAACCAAGGTGCCTGCTGCCGGAGTAACCGCTCCAGCCAGGACTACCACATCACCACCAGTCGCACTGTATGCAGCATCCTCAACTACAGTACCAACCTTCATGCCAGTGTCGTCAACGTCGATTTCGTTGGCAACAACCGTACCATTATAGGTTACGTCCAGAGTGGAACTTACAGTGCCAGAGGCAGTAGTAACCAGAACAGCTACAGACATAATGACTGTATTGTCCGGCAAAGTGGCGTAAATGGAACCAGTAGTCAGGATGTCGGCTTCAGCCAAATCCGCTACCAGTACGCTTACACCACGCTTCTGGTTGTTCAGACCAGTACGTTTTTTGTCAGCCATGATTACCTCCTATTAGACCAATTTAACGTCAAGAGCAATGACGCCGGCGTCCATAGAAGCTACCTTAGCTTGCTTGTAGTCGGAGTTCTCAGCAGTCATGTTTGTCTTCTGAGTTTCCATCCATACTTCAAGCGCAGACTCGGACTTGATACCAAAGTCTTGAGAAGGTTGCCACTTGTAATCGGGCATCTTACCGAACGCAGATTGCAGAGCAGAAGCTCCCAGGATAAGGTTCCGAGAGTATTCAGCAGTTGCAAAACCGGCTTGTCCAGACCAGGCACTGTTAGTAGCATCGTATTGACGCAGACCGGCAATCTCAATCTCAGACTGGTTGAGGCCCAATGCAGTCGCATCAGTACCTTCAGTCTCACCAAAGAATGCTTCAGCCTCTACAATCACCAACTGACCGATCTGACCCAGCAAGCCGCGGAATACGCGATTCTCAGAGCCACGCAGATCAGCATGCTGTGCAAGCGTCATGATGCCTCCAGCAGCAGTATTGCCTTTGATATTAGCAGCAGTGTGCGGATCGATAACCATGATCCAGATGCTACGACCATCGGACAGACGATACGGCTTCAGAGGGGCACGAGAGCCGGCAGCGGTAACCACATCAGGCAAACCAGTTACAAAGCCAGTGCCAGTGCGCAGAGACTTCTCAATAGCTACCAGGTTGGCATAAGACAGCGCTGTTGCCGATGCATCGATGTTGATCTTGTGAGTAGGTGAAACTGCACCTTTAACTCCTTGAGCCGCATCGAACAGTGCTTGATCCTTGAAACGAACGAACAGATCACCCAGCTTTTGACGTGAGTCCATGTGCTGAGCAATGTTAAGGTCACCGATGTTAACCGCATCAAACTCATCGCCGTTGTCAACGACCAGACGATAACGCTCAACAGTGATCTTGTCAGAGAATTTCTTCTTCTGTTCACCAGTACCATACGCAGTCTCTTTGCCTTTTTTGGCTTTACCTGAAAGGTTACCATCAAAGTCAAAAACTACAGTATGTCCTTCAGCTGCAGACTGGTTATTCACTTGGTATACAACTGAATCGAAAGAGTTGCCCGTGTAGGGAGCCCAGAAGGACTTGGATGCAGCCTGAATGAGGCCCTCTCGCATCCACTTTTTGCGAACCAAATCGCTGTTAATGTCAACTACACCAGTAGCCATGATAAATCCTCTTAATAGAGCTCATTTTGATAAGAGGTTACAATGTCCTCAGAGACCGCAGTCTTAGAGGCATTACTACCTCCTCCTGTGCTACTCAGATTTACCTCTTTAGTCTCTTCGCCAGGCACTGAACCTGCTACTTTACGCGACGTAGTAAGGTATCCTTTCACCTCGTCTAAGAACTTTTCAAATGTAATATCGCCATTCTCAAGTTGCTTAGTGATCCGCGGAGGAACGTCATTAGCAATGACATCATCATCAATCTTCAGCCCTGGATTATCTTCAAGGAACTGGTCAAGAATCAGTTGTCTACGAGCAAGTTCACCTTCTGAACTTGCAGAGGTTGATACTTCTTCGAGCTCCTGGTTTAATCGTTGATTAGCAGCCTGCTCGTATTCATTAAGCTTAGCTCTCCAAGCATCAGGATCCTCTGACTTCAACTCCTCAAGCTCATCTTTCTGCTCGGCAGTCAGTTGGATAGGATTGCGCTTAGACAGCAAATCTTTCAACCTTTTATTTTCTGCTTCAAGGGACTTAGCCTTTTGTGAAGTTTGGGTGAACGCTGCCTGAGTATCTCGACGTCGAAGCTCTGCACGAGTAGCAGTCTTAAGCTCAACGCTAGCATCCTCAGGAAACTGGTATTTACCGTCATCTCCACGAGTTACAGTAGAAGCCAGTTGGGCGACCTGTTGGTCAAATGACAAAGCTTCTCCTGTGTTGGCTCCAGGAGTAGCATCAGTAGATGGATTACTCATTATTTAGTACCTAATATCAGCCAAATTTAATTTTATCAAAAATCGTTTACTTTGTACATAGCCTGTGATAATATTAAATTTATTAAATTTTATTCCTTATTATATAGGCCCAGTATGCTACGATATTCATTCTCAGTAAAGCCAGGAGAGGCTACTCATCAAGAGCTAATAACTAAAATTAAAGATTATTGCTTCTCAACAGGCACCTCCTTTAGCTATCTAGTCCTTGTAGCTCTTAAAGAAAGCCCAACTATAGCTAAACTAATAGCTAATGGTGAACCGCATGGCCAAAAGTAAATACGAGGACAAGAAATACCCTGCAATGGGACTAATCAAAGCCGGTGAAACTAACGCTGCCATAGCTCAGAAGCTAGAAGTACCTGTCTCAACTATAACAAAGTGGCGTAAATCAGTAGAGAGCATTGAAACTAAAGAGGATTTAGCAGGTTTTCTCAATGTAGACAAAGAAATTCTGCATCGTATTGCTGATCATGTCAAGGAAGAGCTAACTGAGGAGTTAGATACCCCTGTTGCGGGAGAATTGGTAGACGATATAGTCACCCAAATGGATGAAATGCAAGAGCTAAACCTTGAACTGATCCAAGTAGGACGTAAACTAACAGATAAAATCAGGTCCATGACTAGAAGTATCCAGAATGAGTCAGAGCTAATGGTGCTTGTAGAGGCTCTAACTAAGCTGCAGAACGCTTTCTTTGCTAAGGGAGCTAATGTTAACGTCCTAAATGTGAACGGCCAGACCTCAGACACTGGCTTATCCGCCTTCAAGTCCTTACAGAGAAGCGCATGAACATAACTAATAAGATGAGTGTGTCTAAAGCAGAGCTAGAGCGACTGTTCCCTGGCTGTGACTCTAGTATCTTCTTCCGCGACCCTACCTCCGATGTGGAGTTTATGGAGCGCTTCTTACCCAACAAACTATGGAGGATGAACAACCTCTATACAATCGTTAATAAGTTCGGTGAGCGTGTACCCTTTGTTATGAACAGGTCACAACTGCGTGTGTACTCAGCATCACTGGAGCACCCTCGTCTGCTGATTCTCAAGTCTCGCCAGCAAGGCATCTCGACCTTCTGGCTACTGTGCTTCCTAGATGACGGCATGTTCATTGACGACCTAAGTATTGGTCTTATGGCACAAGGTAAAGATGAAGCTGGTACTCTTCTAACTAGAGCTAAATTAGGGTGGAACACCTTTAATGGAGACATTAAGAAGTTCTTATCTCTCTCAATCAATAAGGATAATTCAGATGAAATCGGTCTTACTAATGGCAGCACTATCTTTATACGCACTTCCTTCCGTTCCGCAACCTTGCAGCGTTTGCACATTTCAGAGTACGGAAAAATTTGTAACAAATTCCCAGAACGGGCCAAAGAGACGAAGACGGGAACGCTCCAAGCGATCGCGCCTGGCAACCCAACGATTATCGAGAGTACTGCGGAGGGAATCAATGACTTCAAAAGAATGTGGGACGCCACAGAAGGTAGAGACCCTAAATCATTGGGCCCTAAAGAGTTCTACGGTATCTTTCTTTCCTGGCTTGATGACCCTGATTGTGTGTCTGACACTGATAGGATACCTACTCTAGATCAACAGAAGTACTTCGCTGATCTAGAAGCTCAACTAAAGCGGAAGATCTCTAGACAGCAGCGTAACTTCTGGATCGATCAATACCAGGAGTTAGGTGAAGCTACTTTCCAGGAATACCCCGCTACACCTGAAGAGGCCTTCAAAGCTATACGTGATGGCTCCTTCTATGACGCGCTGTACAAGCGCAAGGTACTGGCTCGTAACCGTCGCTTACCTAAGCTATATGATGAGAATCTGCCTGTGGAGGTCTTTATGGACCTAGGTATGAACGATGACTTTGTTATGGGGTATGTGCAGATCTTTGGTAAGGAGGTACGCCTTATCAATGAGTACGTCAATAGTGGCGAAGGCCTTGAGCACTATGTCAACCATATGAACGCACAGTCTTACCCTATAGCTAAAGTGTATGGCCCACACGACATTGAAGTGCGTGAACTAAGTACTGGCAAGTCACGTAAAGCTAGATTGCGTGAACTGGGTGTGCGTAATGTAGTAACGTTGCCTCGTATGCCAGTGCAGACTGGTATTGAGCTAGTTAGAGCTATGTTAGACAACTTTTGGATAGACTCGCAGTGTACCTATATACACGACTGTTTCCAAAACTATAGTAAGGAGTGGGATGCTAAACTAGAGGTGTGGAAGGATAAGCCTCTGCACAACGAATGGTCACATGGCGCTGACATGGTGCGCATGATAGCCCTAAGCAGAAGTGCTGGGCTGACTAAACAGAAACAGGAGCGTTTAAAGAACCGGGCAAATGCCGCTGTAGGGATTGCTGGTGGTATTGCCTTTTAACTAATGAGAGAAAGTAATGTTTAAACCAATTGACACAGAAGTAACTTTTATCGGAACTAAGCTAATTAAAGCTAAAACTATGACTCGTGCGCAGTACAACGAGTATCGTAATTGGGAACTGCCTGCTGATGAAGATGGCTCCGATCCTGGTTACCTTGTAGAGTACGTTGATGGCGGTCCCAGTAATCACCCTGATCATGAAGGGTACATCTCTTGGTCACCAGCTAATGTATTTGAGGAAGCTTATGAGCCTGTGCAGAACATGTCTTTTGCACATGCTATGCACTTGGTCCAGCGTGGATATAGAGTAGCAAGATCTGGATGGAATGGTAAAGGTATGTTTATCTTCCTGGTGCCTGGTTCACGTTTTGAAGTCAACCGCCCTCCTTTGCTAGGTATCTATCCTGAAGGCACTGCTATCACTTATGGCAGTCATATCGATATTAAAGCAGCTGATGGCAGAGTCTTTCCTTGGCTTGCATCGCAGGATGACATGAACAGCAATGACTGGAATTTAGTTTAGTCCCCTTAGCCCAAGGATGGGCTTTTCTTTACTAGTAATTTATTAAATTTATCACACTGAAACTCTTCCTATTTTCACACTGCTAATAATTTATTAAATTTATTACACTGAAAACCAGTTACTTTCACCCCACCATGATGTGTGATTCCGACTGGGCCTGGGACCTTCCCTACCCGCCCTCCAGTGAGAATGATAATCATTTACACCTGCAAGTGAGAATGATAATCATTTACACCTGCAAGTGAGAATGATAATCATTTACACCTGCAAGTGAGAATGCCTATCATTTAGTTTTACATTTGCGTTTGTATGGCCATAGATTTTGCTTATGTCAGTATAAGAACAATTGATTGTACTTTTGCCTGGAATTGTGATAAGCCTGGCCATAAGTAAAATCGATGCCAGTATAAGAACAATTGATTGTACTTTTGCCTGGAATTGTGATAAGCCTGGCCATAAGTAAAATCGATGCCAGTATAAAAACAATTGATTGTACTTTTGCCTAGAATTGTAGTATAAGACCTGGATAAGTTTTACCTATAAGCTATAGAAACATTTGATTGTACTTTTAAGTGAAACTAAACTATAGCCTATTTAAACTAATAAGTGGAATTTATTAGGCCTATAAAAAACTTCTAGTAGAAATAACTAAAAAATATATTTACTTTTATAAAAAAGAGCGTATAATATATTACATAAAGTGAATAAACAAATGTTCACTTTCACTGAGGGCGTTCCCCTCAGATTGTTCTTTAACAATTTATTGTATTGTACTCACTGTTGTGAGTACACAACAGTGAGACATACAATCTACTTATTAACTTCTACACTATAGGTGATTATTATGTCTAATACAGTTGAAATCAAAAAAGCATTTGTTGATGTTGTCAAGTTCTTAGAAGACAACAAAAACAAGAAAGTTGAAACTATCTTCAATGAGGTGCTCGAGATGTGTGCCACTAAGAAGAAGACTGAGACTGTGCTTTATGATGACAAAGGCAATGCTTATGCCATCTACTGTTACTACCACAAGCAGTGGGAACTGCTCAGTGAAGTGGAATACGGCAAGAAAGCAAGTGCTAAGAGTGGCTACAATACAATGTGCAAGATTGGTACCAACCAGTGGACTAAGCAGCAAAAGGAGGCTGAGAAAGCTAAAGCTGCAATCCTCGATGGTGTTGCTAAAGGTGAAATTGATCCTTCACTGATCAAGGTCAAACTTGATGAAGTTGAGCAGCAACGTCAAACGATCAACATGGAGAATGCTCCAGTTGGTACTCAAGAAGCACCTGCTCTTAAGTAACACTAAACCCCAGCCTCTTGGTTGGGGTTTTTTTTACTTCAAAATAAATCAAATGATCTGCTGATCAGCAGATTGTTCAATTAACTAATTAGCGTCCCAGAATCTAGGGATCCAGGTTTAGAAAATCCCTGGCAGCAGCTGCTCAGCAGATTATTCAATTAGCTAAATAGGCCTGCGGCCAGGAATCCTGGGATCCAGGTTTGCAAAACAGCTAAACTAATATGTAAGGGCCTGTCGGTCAATGTTATGCTCAGCAGATTGTTCAATTAACTAAACAGGTCTGTGGCCAGGAATCCAGTGATCCAGGTTTAAAAGACTGACGACTGCTCAGCAGATTGATCGATGTGCTAACCTGGTGGCAACTAAAGGTGGTCATTTTATAATACTGTTCAGTATTCTATCAAACTAATAGCTAAAAGAGGGTCTGGTGCGATATTGTTAGTATAAATCCAAAAAATCCAATATAAAATATAATAAATCCAAAATCTTATATAATAATTAAAAACACAATTATTGAAAAAAGGGGTCAGATCATTTATATATATTAAGAAAAACTTTGGATTTTGGATTTTTCAGATTTTGTAACCTTATATTGGATTTTTTGGATTTGTACTTTTTGTCTAAGTTATTGATTTTATTAAAATTTCTCAAAATGGCCCAGATAATTTATAATGGATTTTTTGGATTTGCACTAACAAGCATGCATTGTCACACACTAATAGCACCAGTAGTTTTCTATATTCGCTAGTCGTAATAAAATTTTTTTATGTAGGATAAAATTATTTTATTGTACTATACTGACGCAATGGGCTATAATAATAGATGGTAGTGGTTAGATCTACCAGTATTTAGTTAATCAACTTATAGGTACTTATTATGAATGAATCCTTACACAACCTGCCACTATACGAACTGGCTTCTCTTATATACAGAGACTGGTCTAACGTCAACTATGCGGCTGAACCTTACTTAAAGGCAATGCAGACTCTCAACTCAATCCACGACCCCTACCTCTTAGATACAGGCAAGTCTATTGTACTGCACTTCCTGGCTAACGCACAGACATGGCGTGGCGAGACTGCTCGCACAATCAAAGCAGAACTGAAGAGGAGAGCTAACATATAGTGCTCCACGTATAGCTCATTAGCTTATTAGTTAGTGGGCTATGCGAGGGGCATCCCTCATACTACACATCAACAACATAGGAGATAGCTATGATAAGCATACCCATTGATTTTAAAGACACTGACACAGGCAATACGCTCAAGGCACTAGACATGGTGATAATAGAGTATTCTATACCTGCACTGCACCAGACCCACTTGATAGCTGCGATGTACGGCAACACTGTACAGTTGGAGCATATAGCTAAGTGGTTGCAGACCTATGTAGAGGCCCGCTACAACACTAAAGAAACAATCATGATTACGAGGGTCTACAGATGAACTACGCCAAACACCACGACTTCCGCATTCCATATATCAACTTAGCTAATCTCACTATTGAGGAGGCCACTCAATGGGCTATAGCTATGTGTGAGGCTGGCTTAGACTACCACATGGACGAGGATCCGCATGACATCTATCACTTGACTAATAACAAGCTTGGGGAACCACTCTTTAACTATGCCGAGTGCATCGCGTTAAGGCTTATAGTCCACTCTATTAACCAGTTAGAGGGCTTCTGCATACATGAGGTTATGATAGACTGGTATAATGACATACATACACGCAGCACTGTATGCTTTGAGCCTTACCCAATAGTTCAATAGGAGACAACCAATGAACGATCGTGAAATTGATGAACTAATTGACAAAACTGTCAATGTTATTAATAGCTGCCGTACTCAAGAGCAGCTCGATGTAGCTCACAAATATACTCAGCTAGTGTACCGTAAGTTGCGCAAAGCTAAATGTAACTCTCGTATCAAGGCTGCTGCACACATTGAGCATGCCATGGGTAAGATGAGCTTCTTTGTAACCCTTGAGTATTACAAGACCTTTTAGGAGATAACACTATGCAATTCTATGAACATCCTGGCCAAGTGTCAGTGCCAACCCCTCTGCTCAGAGCCTTAACTGTGCTAGGCTTTTATGACTCGTCATACGGCAACGATGTATGGCCTGGCTTTAGCTATGACGTACCTACAAAAGCAAATGAGGTACAAGACACCGTGACTATCTACTTCGTTGGTGAGGCTGATGAGGACGGTGATGCCCAACCTGGTGGCTCACTACTACAAGAGCTGTATATCAGTTGGAACTCAGAAGAAGGAGACACTATTAGCTTAGAAGGAGGGCTGCTAACGGTACTGGAGAAGATCACCTTGTTTATTATGAAGCATAAGCGAGAGTAGCCTATAAGCATCTTAGTTTCTAGGATCCTGGAAATGAAAATCCCTACTAACTCAGTAGGGATTTTTTTTATCTGCTAACATAAGCAAAATTTATAACATCATAGAAATATTTAATTGTACTTACAGTTCTTATTGTTTTAATATATTCACTACCTTAGATACATTTAGTAACTAAGGATTTTAACTAACTGCCAACACAGGAGATACCTAACATGGCTAATGTAAAAAAGGCTTTCCAGCCTCTCATCGAATTCCTGGAACAGAACAAAGACAAGAAAGTCTCTTCTATCCTGGCCGAAGCAACTGAACTCTGTGCTGCCAAAGTTGGTGGCGGTGGTCGTGCCGCCTCTACTGTCATTCGTGACGATGCAGGCAACGTGACCCACATCTTCTGCTACTACCACAAAATGTGGGAGCCTGTTGGCGAAGGTGAAGGTATGGTCGAGTATGGCAAGAAGGCCAGCTCTCCTACTGGCTACAGCAACATGTGCAAAGAGGGCACAGCTGCCTGGACCAAGCAACAGCGTGACAGCAAGAGCGAGAAGGACGCGCTCCTGGCCAAAGTCGCTACTGGTGAGATCGAGCCCTCAGCTATCAAGGCTGAGATGGACAAGATCGAGAAGCGTCGTGCCAAGATCCATCCGCGTGCTGACGGCATTGGCATCAGCGAAGAGGACATGGTCAAAGCCTCTGCTGAGAAAGCTGCCTAACCTTAGCTATACCCTATAGCTGCAGGGGTTTAGCGAGGATTACCCTGTAGTTGCCTCACTCTTCGGAGTGGGGCTTTTTTATGCCTGCTAGTTAGCTATAAGCTTACCTTATAATTACAATAGATAAATTAAATTTTACTTTTATAATTTATCCTTATAAAATAATAGTTCCCTTCCTAAAAGAGAAACTAATGAGAGCACGTAAGTTAATCAGCAAACAGTACTTACATAAAATGTATGAACTGTCAACCATAGGTGTACCAGTAAGGAAGATTCATACTGATAATCAGATCAATATGAGTGTGCCTACTTTCACAACACTCCTAGAGTACTATGAAAAATTCCTGGGTTATATAAACACTAATCCAAAGATAGCTAAAGTTATGGAGGCTTCACTATTTCCAGACTGGCTTATACATGAAGTGCCTGGTGCGCAAGAGCAACCTGAGACCTGGAAGTATGTAGGCAGATTCCCTGTAGGAGCATGGCTAGAGCGATGAAAACTATACAACCATTCATAGAGATGGGGTTTCATACTGTTCCTTTAAAAGGAGAGCTAAAGAGGTTAGAGAACGGTAAAAAAACTATACCCCAGTTTGAGAAGGATTGGAAGGACAAATATAACAGTACCTTTAACGAGAAAGCTGTATCTCTAGGCGGCACTATGTGCGGTAAAGTTAGTGGCATGATAGCTATAGATTGTGATAGCTCTGTTACTTACTCAATGTTCAAAGCCCTGGATCCAGAGAATCAATTCCACTTTATATCTAAAGGTAAGCCATCAGGTGGCGGCACTATCCTATACAAGTATCCAGAGAAAGAGCAATACAATATACCATCGTTTAGTTTGAACAATGAGACTATTAAGCTAGACTTTTACTCTGATAATGGCTTTGTATATTTGCCAACCGACGCTAACACAACTAAGGAGCCCTGGCCGCAAGAGACATTTGAGGAGATGCCTAAGCTAGTAGGTATGCCGATTGAGGTCTATACGATGCTAAAGTCATTGTATGACCAGTATTATATAGCTAAGACCAAGACTGTTGCAACCGATGAGCCAACGAATGGTAAAGTCCAATTAGCTAACTTCCTGGCGCCTACTGTTGAACTGATGCTACAGAAAGAAGAGTTCAGCCCTACATTGTTTAGAATAATTACGCCTAAAGATTTCAGAGAGCTTCCACAATACCTTAAGCACGGGTATCTACATCCTGATCAAGTGCCTACTGGTCGTGGGTCAGAGTACCTTAGTAAAGTCTCAGCTATATTGGGCAAAGATGCGAGCATTGACCAGGACCTGTATGAGGAGGCCATAGAGTTCATTAACGAGCTCTGGTCTGAGCCTATGGATCCAAAGCAGCTACGAGCCACTATAATCAAACCTATGTTAAGTGGCAGTGCTACTATTAATGGTGAGTCTATATGGACATATGATAAAGAATGGAAGCAACGAGGCTTTAGCTTTATCAATAAACTTGGTGAGGCTATTGAGGTGTTCTTTGATGATATACGAGCCAGTTACTACTTAGTTAACTTCACATTAGGTACAGTCGCCTCATATTATAAAGACACTGACGTGTTCTCTTACATCGATACTATTGGTCTGGGTTTACCACAACGAAAGAACTTCAAAAGCATTATGCCAATAGTACGCACTATCAACGACCCTGCAAAGGAATTTGGATTCTACTCTAAAGACCACTATACCAGACAATTTAATATCTTTCAACAAACTCCACAATTAGCTATACTCAATAAGCCTGAGGTATACGCTAAGCTATATAAGGAGCCTGAGGTAACACTTAGGTTTTTTGAACATTTAGTGCCGCATACTAGGACCAGGATTTATATACTAAAGTTCTTAAGAAAGAAACTAACTACATTTAGTTATTCGCCAGTAGTACTTTACTTCTTAGGTACTCATGGCTCAGGCAAAGACACATTTGTAAGACTTCTTAGTTACATAATCGGAGAAGACTACATAGCTAAACCAACAACTAAAGAATTCCTAGAGCAGTATAATGGGTGGATAGTTGATCGATACTTTGTTCAACTAGATGAGTATGGAAACCAGTTATCCAGGTATGCAGATAAGCAAGAAGCTTTAGGTAAGATAAAGGCATACTCAGGTAAAGACACTATTCAAGTCAGGCAGATGCGGTCAGATGGCTTCTCGTACAAGCACAATGCTACATTCATATTAACAGCTAATACTAATCCACTACTATTAGAGGATGGAGACAGACGAGCACTGATTGCTGGTACGCCTAATAGCATGGCTACAGCAGAGTGGGTAGAAGGTTACGGAGGCTTAGCTAAAGTACATGAGCTGCTTGAGCAAGAGTCAAAAGACTTCTGTTATTACTTAGCTACTCAAGTTGAGGATATGTCATACGATGAGTATGTAACACCGTTATATAGTAGTACTAAGCATAATCTAATAGCTGATTCATTACCTGCTGCACCTAAGTTAGCTTATTACTTTAAGCACAATATGTTTGATGCACTTAATGACTTAATAGAAGAGTTTGATGTGCCTCATGTGTTAAGTCATGCAGGTGAGCAAAGAATATATGAGGATGACCTGTTCGATCTATATTCTTTTATGACAGATTTTGCTGGAGTCAAGAGAGGCATGGCAGCAGCTATGCAAGATGCAGGGTTTAAGAAAGTACCAACAACTAAAGACGGAGTAAAGTCTTATTATTTCCATGTACCTAGCTTGCAATATTCTGAACTTAAAGATGAAGGGTTTGAAGACCCAGGAATAGAACTATGAGTATATTACTTAAAATATATATCATATTTCAAGTACTTAAGACGACTATAAGATTTAACTGGTATGCTAGAAAAGGTGTAGTAACTAATAAAGTCTTCTACCTATATGGGACTTTAAAAATTAATCGTAGCGTAACTGTGCATAACTGCACTTTTATGATCAAAACACATCTAAGTATAGCCCTACAAGTAAAAAAGGACATAGCTGTCACGCTGTCACATTGCGATATATTTGCTAATGGATATAAAGTTGACACAGGAGTGCTAATAGCATAAGATTTATCTATGACGGTATAAAATCTTTTTATTATACTATCTTATAGTATCATAGTATAATAGAGTTTTACAGAACAGTAGGAATTAGTTATGACACGTATCAACTGTGTGGATCCTGAGATACTACACGACAAACACTTGTTAGCTGAGTATCGTGAGTTGCCTCGTATCTTTACTCTTGTAAAGAAAGCACTTGAAGGGAAAGGCGAATTACCTTGTCACACACAATCTGACCAGTATGTGCTTGGCACTGGCCATATGAAATTCTTTTATACTCGCTGTGGCTATTTACTTAAGCGTCAAAAACAATTGATTGCTGAATGTAAACGGCGTGGTATACAAGTACAGTTTACTGATCCAGACTCCTTAGTTATTGGCATACCAAAGTATTGTATGCATGACTGGGAGCCTGATGGTAAAGCAATCGCGTTAAACTTAGCGCGTATCTTTGAACGTCTTGAACAAATGGAGACAAAAGCAAATGAGTATTAGGTCTATAACTGTTAAGTTGTTAAACAGAACTGAAGTCGAAGTCCTGGAAAAAGACATTCGTAAAAAGCCTGGAATTCTTATCTGTAAGATCCAAGGTAAGAAGCGGATTTTCGCTGAATGGTTTGTAACTAACTATGGAGATCTGTAATGAAAGACGAACTGAAATTGTATAATGCATTGCTGATTGAAAAACAGGTGCAAACTATTGGCTGTATCTTTCCTTCAACTACTTATGGGTCTGATGGGCCTCGCAAGTACACTTACATTGTGCCTGATGATATGCAAGGCAAAGTAAGTGAGGGTGACTATGCAGTAGTAGAGACTCAGAAAGGATTCTCTGTTGTACAAGTAGTTGAAGTCCATGAGACTTGCCAGGTTGAGCTGTCTAATACTATTGAGTTCAAACATATTGTGGACATAGTAGACTTAACAGGTTATGCGGATTTACAATTACGAATCCGTAAAGCTAAGTTAGGTATAGCTAATGACTTGCGCAATGCAAAAGCTACAAATATTACTAAGCATGCGTCGCCTACTACAAAGCAATGGATCTGACTATTAGCTTAGACTTGTTATGCAGATTTTATGGAGAACTACAATGCAGATAGAAACTAAATTTAGTAACGGCGACACGGTGTATGGCGTTCAGCACGAATACATCACTGATAAGTGGCAAGTAATAGGCCCGATGACTATTGGTCAGGTAAGGGTGGAAATCACTGATTCTCTTGGAGTTGAAGGCGAAGAAATTTTCAGCAACTACATGGCTCAGAAAGAAACTAAGGAACAATATATGTGCATTGAAACCGGCATCGGCACCGGCACTTTGCACGATGCCGATAAACTGTTTGATACGAAAGCAGCAGCAAAATGTGAGGCAGATAGCAGAAATGTTATTGCCGCATAACTGAACAAAACAAATTGGAGCAACAAATGATAACTGTGACAATTTCCATCAATGGCTCGCCTATTTTTGCGCGAAGCGCGACCCGTGAACAGCCAATGCAAAAGGACGGCAAATACCCCTATGACGTAGACACAGGGGAAACTGTACTGCATCACCCTGACGATGGGGCCGTGACACTTGCAAAACAACTGCTGGACACGATTCATGAACCGGGTTCAGGTAGATAATGAATTTAACTATTAGTTTGCAAGATAAGTTCGAGCAGTTTCTCAAGGATGAGACTGTTTGGACTTTCTATATCACTGGACCGGCAGGGACCGGAAAAACAACTTCACTCAAGCAATTAGTTGACTATTGTGTTAGCCAAAAGCTTGAGACTACTATTTGTGCCTTCACACACAAAGCATGTGGAATCTTAGCTGAGAAGCTTTCACCTAATGCCAACATTTGTACATTGCATGCCTATCTATCTAAACGACCTACTATTAATGACTTAGCTACTAAAGCTCAACACATTGAAGTAAGTCGTCAGCATGGAACACCTGAGACCACTCAAGTCTTATTTGTAGATGAGTTCTCTATGGTTGGAGAACAAGACTATATGGATATAGTTACTGCATCTGAGGATCCTGAGACTGGTGAGCCACGAACTAAAGTGGTTTATATTGGCGATATGAACCAGCTGCCTCCAATAGGAGACATGCAAACCATTAATCCTAATGGTAAATGGTGGGTACAATTAACACATGTTTATCGCCAGGCAGAAGGTAATGAGTTATTAGACTTACTGCATACATTAGTTAAGTATATTGGAGGTGAAGAACCTATGCCTTTAGAGGCTAATAAGAACTTCATTCGTCAAGTAGACTTAGCTAAGCAATACAAAGCTATGCAGAACGCAGGTGAAGATATTGTCTTATTAGCTTATACAAACCAAGCAGTTGAGCAATGGAATGCTGAGATCGAGGGCAAATCATATGTAGAAGTTAATGATGCTGTATTCAGTCCAACTAATCGTGAACATTACTTTGTTATCAATGATGCCTTAGATCTGCATGATATTGAAGAAATCAGCTTAGCTTATGGTGAAAAGAAGTTAGGTTGGGATTCTAAGTATAGAACACTAGAGCATTTAGTGTCTATGCCTGATATTCGTATAGGTTACTTTGTCGACTTAGACCATATAGAGTCAGTTAGAGCCTATATATTTGGCCACTATGAGTATAAGTGCTATACCACAAGACTCAAAGAAGCCGCTGCTAAAGCTAATAAAGAGTGTGAAAAGTTTGCTAACGGCAATGCCAGATTATGGGCTCAAGCTAATCCCACACACCCATTAGCTAAGAAGCGAGCAAAGGCCTGGCGAGACTACCTCACATTTAAAGAGTGTGTAATATGCCTGGACTTTCCTCATGCAATGACAGTGCATAAGAGTCAAGGTAGTACATATAAGTATGTGTGCATTGACACGGATGACCTGTACCATTGCGCAGCTAGAGATTTTACTCTCTACTTAAGATTGATGTATGTAGCTATCAGCCGTGCATCAGACACTGTGTTTACAAATTAGAGGATAAGTTATGCTTATGCCTCATAAAAATATTTTATTGTACAAGCTGTGTATAGTACAATATAATATGTTAGTTACATCAGTCAGATGTGACAATTCTTCAACTAATTAGGAGTCAATTATGACAGCCGAAAATATACAGTCCCCTGTGGGCGATCTTGAGTGGGTTTTCATTACCGGTAAAGGTAAGAAAGACCTTAATGATAACGACCGTTTTGTTGCTTCTGTGGTTCTTGATGAAGACTCTGATGCTTGTAAAGCATTCATGGAAAAAATCGAGAATTTCTGGGAAGAAAACAAGCCAAAAGGTAGTAAGGATCCCAAGTCCCTGGGCTTCAAGATTCTTGAAGATGACGAAGGTAACTCTACCGGTCGTGTGTCGTTCAACTTCTGGACAGGTACTGTCTTTCCTGACGGTTCTGCCAAAGTTGTAAAAACCTTCAATGCAAAGGGTGCTGAAGTCTCTCTTGGAAACAAGAAGATTGGTAACGGTTCCCGCGGTCGTATTGGTGGTGCGATGGGTATCTATGACAACGGCAAAGCCGCTCGTGGAGTCACGCTGTATCTCAACTCTATTCAATTGTCTAAGTTCAAAGAATTCACTGGCGGAGATAACTTCGATGCTATTGATGAGGACGAAGATGATGCATTTGAAGGTGTTGATGATATGGGAGCTATCCCTGATGAGTCCTCTGCTGAGACACCTGTCAAGCCTCGCCTGTAAACTGTAGGCTGAAGTCCTGGGCACGACATTAAACTGCCTTTACATAACCCTATAGAGGATTCCATGTACGCATTCACTACTCTTGAGGATGTAATGTCCTCAACAAACATAAAGCAACCCATAGCTTTTGACACAGAAACTGATGGTTTCTATGGTCAAATAGAGGTTGCTCAATTCTATCAGCCACATTGGCCTGAAGTTAAGCTAGTACGTAAGCCTGAGCCATACACATTAGCTAACTTCATTAAAGAAGTGACCCCGATTGGCCATAACCTGCACTATGATTTTTCAGTACTCCAAACTCAAACAGGAGCTAACTGGCTGCCTGGTGAGTTTATTGATACATTTTACTTGTCTCGTTTGTACTATTATACTAAAGAGAAGTTCACTCTTGATGATGTCCTTAGCTATGTTTTAGGCTATGATCCTTATGAACAAGCAGGGCTGAGCAAGAAAGATTTGCAGAAATCTAGTTGGTCAGGTCTATTGTCTCCTGCACAAGAAATGTATGCGGCGCTAGATGTATTCCATATGTTTGAAGTGCTTGACAAGTTATCTGAGATGCAAGACGATTTTAGCTATAAGCTAGACATTCTCTTTACCAGATACTGTCTTGAGTTTCAGCAAAATGGTATGCCTGTGTTAGCGGAAGAGTTGCAAAACCGTTACAGATCTAACCTAGCTCGCATTGATGAGTTAGCTTTACCTATTAATGTTAACTCCTGGCAACAAGTTCGTCCATACATCGGTGAGAGCGAATCAGACGGTTTAGCTTTAGCTACCTTTGCCTTGCAAGGTAATGAACGAGCCGCACAAGTTAATGAAGTTCGCAAGTTAATAAAACAGAATAGCTTCTTAACTAAGTTTGATGTTGCTTCTGGCCGCATTTATGGTCGGTTTAAACCCTCAGCCAGGTCAGGTCGTTGTACTTGTGGTGACCAGAACCTTCAACAGATCCCACGCAAAACTAAAGACGTCTTTGGCGTAGAGCCTGACAGCGGTAGATCACTTATATACAGTGACTATTCACAATTAGAGCTACGTGGAGGTTGCGCAATAACTGGCGAACTACGTATGGAAGAGCTATTCCGTTCAGGCGAAGACTTGCACCAATATACTGCAGACATGATTAAAGCGTCTAGGCAAGTAGCTAAGACAGCTAACTTCAACTTATTGTATGGAGGTAGTCATGGCATGCTGGGGTCTATCTTGATTAAAGACGCAGGCCTATTAGTTCCAGAAGCTGAGTTAGCTATGATTAAGAAGAAGTGGCAAAACTTATGGACTGGTATCTATGCCTGGCAACAACGCGGTATAGCTGCTTGGCGCAAGAAGCAACCCTGGCAGACACCTCTTGGTCGTCGTTATGTTGGCAAACTAATGACTGACCATCTTAATATACAAGTGCAAGGCTTTGGTGCTGAAGTGGCTAAACTAGCTACACACTACATGATGCCTGCGTTAAGAGGTTTGCCAGGTGATATTAAGGTTTGTAACTTTGTACATGACTCTTGGGTTCTTGAATGTGACAATGACAGATCAGTTCACGAACAAGTAGCTAGGGTTATGTCTGAAGCAATGCAAGAGGCTTGGTTTGAGTGTTGTCGTTCAACTAAGATTAAGGACTTACCCATGCCTGTGGATGTCTATGCAGGCTTTAATTGGGGTAAGATTGAAGATGAGCACATCTATAAATTTACTAAGGAATAATTATGAAAGACCAACATGTAATGTTAGATTTAGAAACTATGGGTACTAACAATGATGCTGCTATTATAGCTATTGGGGCTACAGCGTTTACTTATACTAACGGAATACACCGTGAATTTTACGTCAAAGTAAACTTAACTGATGCTATGGAACACAATGGAAAAGTTAATGGCGATACTGTGTTGTGGTGGCTACAACAATCAGAAGAAGCTAGAAGAGAGGTATATAACGCTAGTACAGGGTTATTACAAGCTTTAGAAAAGTTTACAGCCTTTATTAATAGTTTGCCTAGCAAACCAGTAGTTTGGGGGAACGGTGCCACTTTTGATAATGTGATTTTGCGCTCTGCGTATAAAAATAATGGTTTAAAAGCTCCATGGCATTTTACCCAAGACGGGTGTTACCGTACATTAAAACATTTAGTTAAAGCAGAGCATCCAGAACTGCCTGAATTAACTAACCATAATGCTTTGCATGATGCGATTTGGCAAACTCATCATATCCTTAATATTTTTAGAGAGATGCAAAAATGAATAACAATTTAGAAGTACAATATTGTAGTTTACTACGTGCTATACTGGATGATGGAAAAGTCTCTGAAGGTCGTAATGCTGTAACCAGTAGTATCTTTGGCCACCAACTAAAGTACTATGTAGGCGATAAATTTCCAGTGCCTTTAATGCGCAAGTTATACCCTAAAGGGGTTATTGGTGAGATGGCGGCATTTCTACGTGGACCTAAAACAGTGCAAGACTTTGAGATTGAAGGTTGTAACTATTGGAAACAGTGGGCTAAACCTGACGGCTCACTTAATGTAGATTATGGTAATAAATGGATTGACTTCGGAGGTGTAAACCAGTTAGAGAATGTTATTTCTGACTTACAGTTAAATCCACATAGTCGTAGGCATTTGATTAGTGGCTGGGATCCTACTAATATAGCTAAGTCTAGTTTGCCTTGTTGTCATTATGCGTATCAGTTCTATGTGACTCAGCATGGTGAGCTGAACATGGTATGGATCCAAAGATCTATAGATGTAATGATAGGGTTACCATCAGATATTATGTTAGCTAATATGTTTATTATCTTAGTGGCTTACCTAACTAATCTTAAACCTGGGGCAGTAACAATGCAATTGGGGGACTGTCATATTTATGGGGATCATGCTTTTGGCGCTATTGAGTACTTAGCTAGAGCGGAACGATACTCAGATAGAGTAACTAATCCAGAGAGTTTCTACCCTGTTTATGAGTTACAAATGATTACTGACTATAAAGAGTTTAACAATGATTCTTTTAGAGTCACTACTTGGGATCAACTAGATTCCATTTCTTTTAAATTACACGCATAGGTGAAAACATGTTAAGTAATTTAGTTGTGCTACGTATTATAGATTGGAATCGTCAACGTTACGACCAAGTCTTTAATAAGCAATTAGCTGAAGACCTTCTATTAGAAGAGCTAATGGAGTATGAAACAGCACAAACACCTGTAGATCGGCTAGACGCTCTTTGTGACCTTACTTATATCGCAGTAGGCATTTTGTGGAAGATGAACAAGCTTGATATGGTTGAGTGTATCTATACTAAAGTTCCACCTAAAGCATTTCTAGATTGGTATGTCGATCGCTTTTGTTCTGCGGATGAGCCTAAATTAATGGCTGGAACTATTGGTTGCATTATTAATGCTTGTGAAGATTTATCTGGCTTATCTGAGGCTTTATTTAACAAAGCCATGCTAATAGTCTGTGATAGTAATGACTCTAAGTCAGTTAAAAAGACTGATCCTAGTGTTAAAGCTAACATAGGTAAAGGTTCTAGTTTTATTCCACCAGAACCACGACTTCAATTAATTCTACAGGAGCATGCAAATGCTAACAAAAAAGTTTGAGCAATTAGCTCGTGATGAAGCTAAAAAATCTGTGTGTAATGAGCGAAAGGTTGGGGCAATTATTGTCTTAGATAAAATAGAGGCAGTGGTAGGTCGCGGGTATAACAACTCTATGACCTGCATGTGCACTAAACAAGATAAGTGTCCTTCTGATGTGGTTCATGCTGAAGCTATGGCTATTGAAGATGCGTTCTATTATGGCTTAGCTCCGGAGTACACTACAGATAGTACTTTTACTATGTATGTCACTCAGCCACCATGTAATAAATGTCTTGAGGTAATTAACTCTGCGCCTTATCCCGTATCAGTTCATGTGTGCGAACAGTTTATTAAGTTCGATGATGACAAAGTTCGCTATGATCTTATACCTCCAGAATGGGAGTTAGCTTTAGCTAAAGTCTTAACTCATGGAGCTAAGAAATATAAACCTAATAATTGGCAACATGGTGAAGTTGATCGTTATTATGCGGCATTGCGTAGGCACTTAGCAGCCTGGCGTCAAGGTGAGATAAATGATCCTGACTCTGGTATGCCACATCTTTGGCATGTGTTTACTAATGTAGGTTTTTTGTTAACTATTACTGAGGCAAATGAAAATGTCTAAAATTACTACTGATATTGACTACGATGGCAAAGCTATCTGTATCCGCCCTTCTGCAATTGATACTTTCTTTAATTGCCCTTTTCAATGGGCTAAGGTTTTCCTTGAAGGCCGTGTAACTATTCCTAATGCTCGTGCAGCTATTGGCACAGCTATTCACAAGGGCGTAGAAGAGATGTGGAAAGAAGCTCAACTCACACAGAATAAAGAAGAGGTTAATCTCACTATGATGTGTGATGCAGCTATTGAAGAGTTCCAAAACCTGGATACTGATCTTCAATACGACCCAGGTGAAAACTCTCGTACTGCTGAGAATGAAGTAATACAAGGCTCCAAAGCTTTTGTAGAAGATATTGTACCTTTTGTTGATATTCCTATTAAGGTTGAGCACCGCATTGACATTGAAGTGGCACATCCGATAGTTAGCAATGTTGGTGGTACTATTGACTACATTGCTCCAGGCGTATTATCAGACGTTAAGACTTCTAAGCGTAAACCAGTAGCTCAGTCGTACGTCACCCAGCAATCTACGTATAAATTCCTAGCTGAGTCAGAAGGCTTTGATGTATCTCGTGCAACCATTCAAGGTGTAGCTCTTACTAAGTCTCCTACAGGACATGTGCTTGAGCTAGAGTCAAACGTGCCACGAGCTAAGTATCTAATCAATACTATGTTAGACACATTAGAGGCTTTTCACAGTGGTATAGCCCCTAACTTGCTATTCCGCGGTAACCCTAAATACTACCTTTGTTCAGACAAGTATTGTACTTTGTACAATGAAGGTTGCCCTTACGTACACGGAGAATAAGATGGATAAAGCAACAACTAAAGAGGCTGTTGCTTATGTCATAATCCAGGAGATAGTAAGATCAAAGTATGCCCTAGCCGTTGCGCTGGGCATACGCCCTATTATGATTAACAACTATCTTAAGGGAACTAGAATGGGTTGGGCAATAGCAGAGCGGTTTAAAGAGCTCTATAACATAGAGATTACTGATAAATACGACAACAGAGCGAGGATGACTAATGTGGGTTGATATTTTTTTAACAAACTGTTTAGTTGCAGTAATTGCGGTTTTATGGTTATACGCGTCTAGCCCATACATCACAACTGTTAGTGACCGGATAGCGGTATTGACCATTTGGTGTTTAGTACCCACAGGGTTGGCTGCGATATGGCTATAGCTCCATGGGACCATCAGCTTAGTTTTGCTGAGTCAGGCTATCATATTCTCAAAGATAATATGATAGTCTACTTAGCAATGGAGGAGCGTACGGGTAAGTCACTAATAGCTTTACTTATAGCTGAGAAAGCTAATGTAGAGTCTATTTTAATCCTTACTAAGAAAGGTAAGCCATTAGATGGGTGGAAAGAATTATTAGCTCAGTTCGATACCGCTAAGAATTACTATGTCACTAACTATCATCAAGTTAGTAAAATCCAACGTGATAAGTGGGACCTGGTGATCTTAGATGAAGCCCATAATTATATCAGTAGTTTCCCTAAAAAGTCTAAAACTTGGATGCAGGTAAGGACTAAGACGCATGAGACGCCTATAATCTACATCTCAGCCACTCCACATGCACAGACCTATGCTCAGCTGTATCATCAATTTGCGCTGAGTGATTGGTCACCTTGGGCGGGTTGTCATGACTATAAAGCATGGCATAAAGTGTACGGCATACCCTACACTAGATACTTGTATCAAAAAGAAGTAGAAATGTGGGACCGTGTACATGACGAGGCGGTTATAGCTAGGACACAACACCTGTTCCTTACAATGACCCGTAAGGCCTTAGATTTTAAACATGAGCCCGTTGATAAGATTCATTATATTAGTCTCTCTGATGAGACCAGAGCGCTATATAATGACGTATTGAAACATAAGGTAATGGAGACAGATCAAGGCGAGATACTATGCGACACTATCACTAAACTGCGAACTACTCTGCATATGTTAGAAGGAGGTGGAGCTAAGAAAGTTACTAAGGTGCTGAATAAAAAAGGTAATCCTGTGGATAAGCCAGAATTTATTCAGTTACCTAACACAGAGAAGATTGACTATATTAAAGAACACTTTGGTGACACTGAACATGTTGCTATCATGTATAACTATATAGTTGAAGGTGAAAAACTAAGGAAACATTTCAAGCATGCTCTGATTCTGCAGGCTACTAGTTATGCTGAAGGCGTGGACCTTAGTTATATTGACCATTTAATTATATACAGTCAAGACTTCTCTACAGCCAGGCACACACAGCGTAGAGCCAGGCAAGCTAACAAACATAGAGATAAACCTATAATAGTCCATTTCTTATTAGTTAAAGATGGCATCAGTGAAGAAGTCTACCAATCTGTTTCATTAAACAAAGTTAACTATGTTGACGCATTATTCATGAGGAATCAATTATGAAGATCCTACACGATCTAAAAAAAGCTTCTGCTAGATCTGAGAAGCAAAGGCTCATTCGGCAATGTAATCATCCTTGGTTAATCCATACTTTTAAATACGCTTATGATAAAGATAAGCAATATGGGCTTAAGTTCTCTTCAGTACCCCACACTGGCTTAGGTGAACCCTGTGTTGAAATGTTTCAACTGCTAGATAAATTAGCTGCTCGTGAGCTTACTGGTAACGCAGCACGAGATGCTGTAGAAGATTTTGCCCAGCAACACGGAAACCTCATTAAGCTAATTTGTAATAAGGACTTAGATTGCGGAGTATCAGCTAAGTTATTTAATACAGAGTATCCTGGGGCTATTCCACAGTTTGAAGTACAACTAGCTAAAGAGGTGCCGCTTGAACAAGTGAAATTTCCTGTGTTAGCTCAGATTAAATATGATGGTGTACGCATAGTTATTTTGAAACCTCCTGGACAGCCTGCTGTATTTAAGACGCGCAATGGTAAAGTAGTTAACTTACCGGTCACAGGGCATCTATTTAATAGCTTACCTGTCGACGGGTTCATGTTAGACACAGAAGTTACGTTTTTGTCTGGCAAGTCTGAAGATCGTACCTCTATTTCTGGTAAAATTAACTCAGCTATACATGGAGGGCGAATAGCAGAAGAAGAGCTTCGTTTCAATGTGTTTGATGCTATGCACTACCATGAGTTTATTAGGGGGTCATGTCCAACTAAATATAAATCCAGGTATACCCATATGGTTCACATTTTACAGTGCGTTCGTAGCGACCATCTTGTGCCTGCATTTACTATGCCATGTGAAAACACACATGAAGTACAAGAGCTTTATAAAGAGCTAATAGCTGATGGATATGAAGGACTGATACTTAAACGAGAGGATCATAAGTATACTTTCAAACGGAGTAAAGATTGGGTCAAAATGAAGGAAACTAAAACAGCTGATCTAACTTGTGTCGGTTGGGAAGAAGGTGCAGGCAAGTATGAAGGAATGATAGGAGCTTTGCAATTAGTAGGTGAAGTTGAAGGTAAATTTGTTACTGTCAATGTTGGGTCTGGACTGTCTGACTATGATCGCACACTAGACGGCTATGAAGGCAAGACTATTGAAGTTAAATATAACTCAGTAATCCTAGATACAGCTACCAATAGCTATAGTCTGTTCCTTCCAAGATTCTCCTGTGTGAGGATAGACAAATAACAATTCTATCCTACAAAAATAGGCCTCTAAATTTGGCCCGTGTCGCGATAAAAAATATTTTTAATATCATGACCAAGGCCAAATTTCGTGGCCTTATATGGAGCCACGTCAGCCCGAAAAATCTTTAAAAATCAATGACTTACGATCGAAATAGCGAGAATATTATGTTTACTGATGCAGCAAGTATACTGTTTGAAATAGAAACTAAAGTAGCTAAGGTTCAAGCCGCAGGGTTAGAACCAATTGGGCTAGTGCTTAACTCTAAGAGCATGAAAACAATAGCAGAGAGTTACGCACTTAAAGTATATATCAACACAGATCAAGCTCCACCAACTGTTAAGAACTTACCTGTAATAGTTTCAGATTTTATTCAGAATGTAGGAGTTGTTACTGGATGAGAGGCTCTAAACTTCAAAAGCTAATACTGGACTACTTAGAAGCATGCAAGTATCCAGCTATTAATATTGTCTCAGCTTCTAAGAACGGTGAGAGCGATATTGTAGCTTGTATTGAAGGTAAGTTCTGTCTTATTGAAGTGAAAGGAGTTGGAGACACTGAGAAGCGTCTCCAGCAACTTAAACAAAAGCGTGTTAAAGAAGCAGGAGGGTACGCAATATTTGCGTACTCTCTTGCTGATGTGAAGGACTTAATTAAACAGGTGTGTGTTCAGTAGTACCACCTGAGTTAACCCAAACTGCTCCGGCTGTAGCTCCAGACGACCACACAGGTTTATTGGTAGATGTATTAAACACCTGTAAGCCCGCAGCTTTATTCACCGTATTGATTGGGTCTGTTATGTCTGCCAACTCTGCAGTCGTAGCTATAAGTCCTACTGAGTTTAGCTTAACAAAACTTTTAGTTGCAGACCCAGCTAAGATATTTACTCCATTTGTAGTAACAGAAGTGGCGTCTACTACATTCCACCAAGTGCCTTGCTGATCACCAGCTGTAAGACCTGATGTAAAGCATAGCTCACCAATAGTAGCATTAGCTACATCAGATACCATACTCAACGTAGAATCATAGTGACGAACTTTAACTAATAGTTCATCTTTAATACTACGTATATCAGGACTACGCGTGTCAAATGGAAGACTAGCCGCACCCACTCTAGTAAGCTCTTGTTCACCACTATCCCTTTGTTGTGTTACTATACCTTCACCTAGTAACAGATCTTCAGTACCAGCTAATTGTTTTACTATCTCACGGACCGCCATGTTATTAAACCTCTTCTGACCATTCAATTGTAGTGCCTGCTGTTTTATTAGCTCCATCAGGCAATATTGTAACTATAATGTAATCTCCATTAGTTAAGTAGAAATCACTCTTAGCTCCTGGGTTATCTAAAATACTAGGGGTATCTAGTGGTACGCGTTTTGCAACTAATAGGCTAGAGTTAGCACTACTATGATTAGTCTCAAAAGTTGTAGTTAGAGTTGTACCAGTGCCACCTTTCATATACTGTAAATTAGAATCTCCACTTACAGGAGCCCAACCTAATAATGGATTTACGTTAGCTGAGATACCGCCTAACACTGTTGCGTCCCTGGTTAGCCATACCCCAGTCACCGCTTGATCCCTACAAAATGTGGTAATCCTGTTTAACAAAGCATCTCTAGCATTGTAAATACCGTTAAAAGTAGGAGGCACTCGAATAGCTAAAGTGGCCATACCATCTGAGTAAGTATTACTAATATTAATCAAGGCCATCCCAGTTGTAGTTGATCGATAAATAGTATTGTTACCTCCACCACCTTCGCTAGCCACATCAACGCATCCTGCTCGTAGCCTAGCATTACCTGTTACTGACCACAGTACTGGCAAAGCTGGGATAGTTAGTGTAGGTAATTCACCTTCACCTAACCTTCCCAGGTTTTCTATCTCTGCAACTAGTTCTTGGTCTACGTAAAATAAGTAATTGCCAACTCCACGCCATTGCATTTGAATGTCGTATAGGTGCCCTTTAGTATAATCAAAGTTTACCCAACCGTCTGCATGTTCTGTAATTTGCTGTACTGTCTCTACTCCATCGCGAGCAACTACTGCGTACAGTTTATCATTAGTAAACCTAAAGCATACATAGTTACCCATAGCCGCAGAACCTAAACCCCAATCACGTACTGTGCTAGCCTCGCTTTCAGTAGGTAGCCATACTGCAGTAGAATACAGGTGTCCTTTATTGGGCTGATACCTAGGATGACGTTTACTAACTAACTGTGTAGTTATACCAGTAGTAGAAGTTAAATCTAACCCTCCATCAGTGACTATGGCGTTACTAAAAGTGCTTTGCTCTACTCCAGCTTGATATTCTTTCCATTGTGATGCAGGAATATCATAAGTAAACAAACCTCTAAAGACAGAGTAGTCTTCAATAAATTTTTGTCTGCCCCAAGCATCTACTACTAAGTCAGTTAAACCTAATAATTGTTGCTCAAACCCTAACTTAGTCTTAGCTAATTGTCTTGACATGATTATCTCCAATTAGTATAATTAGTCATATCCTTAGCTGAACTAGGTGGAGTAAAGTCTCCGCTAGGCAGTTCTGGATAAATTTGATGATAAGTTGTATCAGGTGTTTCACCAGTCTTACGAGGTTTATAAGCACCACGTTCTGCACTTGGTGCACCAGTAGAAGGAAACATAACCACTTCATCACCAATGTTAATTCCTTGAAATCCTTTGTCTTGAAGCTTTTGAATTACATTCTTTTTATTGACACGAACGTCTTCAATATCCCAACCAGTTCCAAGCACATCCTCTATATCTTGATACTTAGCTATACGATGATAGCTAATCTCACGCACAGAAGCTTCACCAAAACGTTTCTTAGAAGACTTCTCATCTAACATATAACGTTGGCCTTCAGTGATAGGACCTTTAGTGGACTTAGTGTTCTCTTTGCCCCACACCTCTACTTTAAGTGGACCTTTACCTATCTGTGGCTGATTAGCTCCATGCTCAGCCCACTTAAAGTGCAACTGTTCAATTTGACTAGCTAATTGTGGGTCTTCTTTAACTTGCTCAAGGAGAGCTTTCATTGATTTTAGTTGTGCAGGGTTTTTCATGAACTTAGTTGCATGCACAACCAATGACGAATACTTAGCTACATCAGTACTACGCATCCTTTTAAGATAACCCATAATACCAGAGGCTGCTTCAAAATGTAAGCGTGTAACTATATTAGTTGTTAAATACGACTGGTTACGTGGAATAGAAATACCTGAAGTAGCTGTAGCTAAGCTAATGTCATTCTGATATACTTGCGCAAACTCTCTTGCTAGGCGTTTCATCTCCTTAACTTTAGGATCCCTAAAGCCTTTAGTCTCTAACTCAGCAGAGAATTTAACCCAGTCCACAGCCGCTGCTCCTTGTCCTTGCTTTAAACTAAATTTATCAAAAGCTTCACTAAGCATAGCCTTCTCATAAGCATGCCGTAGCTTAGGAGTTAACTTAGCAGAAATCTCTTCAAAAGTACCGTCTTGTGCACTTAAATGCTTGTAAGACTTTTTGACTACAGCAACAGGGTCAATACCAGGTTTAATCAATTGCTTGAAGATAATGTTATCGTACATACGGTTCAACTTAGCTACTTCAAGACGAGTAGCACGATAGTTATGTACCCATGTAGCTCCGTCTTTCATATGACGATTGGCAGCATGAGCTATCTCTGCGTCAATAGACTTAAGTACACGGTCCACCTCTTGTTTATTAGCAGCTTTCAAGATCTTCTTATTTGTCTTGAATTCAGAGATAGCTTGGCGCAAATCTAACAGTGCACCAAAGTCACGTGTTTGTGAGGCCGCTTCAATCTTAAGCAAGATACCTTTAAACTGATCAAGCACAGCAGGATTCTGAATAATACCTTTTACACGATTAAGCATAGGCTCAATAGCTAACTTCTTCATATCAAAGTGATATGGAGTATGACGCATCTCTTCACGGCCTGTGTCACGGATAATGCGATAACCGCCTTGTACAGTATCAATTAGCTCATCCAACTCGTCTTTTAATACGATAGGAACCATCTGTGGATCTGCGTCAGTTAGCAGCTTATCGAAAGCTTCTGCCCGCTCTCTTACTGCTTTAGCATAGGCATTACCGGCACCAGGGTCTAATGCATTAACAGTTGCAGCTATGTTTTGGCCTCCTGGCAGCATCTGAGGAAGATTAGCTATCAATTCTTGAGTAGTGCTTTTATACGGCACGCCAGTCAACTTAGCTAAACGCTTCATCAAATCAGTAGCTTCTTCTTCAGTGACATGTAGTTCGCGAAGTAATACTTCTCTAGCGCCATTTTGGTTATCAGGAAATAGCTTAAGCACTTGGTTCATGGTGCCACGCAACGCCTTCATACTATACTTACCACCAAACTTAACTAGTGGAGCTACTGTAGAACGTATGATTACATCCCCAAATACTCCAAGCATGCCTGCTTCGACCATTTGTCTGGCATAGACTCGCTCGTTAATCCCTTCCGCCATCTTAAGCTCTTTAGACAGTCTATGCAGGTCTTCAAAACGACCTAAAGCTGTTCCAATAGCGGAACCTGCCTTTTCACCTATAGGACCCCCACGTGAACCAATGATGCTACCCATTATGCCAAGACCTATCTCTTGACGAGCATTAACTACTCCATCAAGTAAAGCTTCTACCCAGCCTGATGTAGCTTCTTCCCACTCACCTGTTTCAGGATTCTTTGCATATAGTCCTTGAGAACCATCAATGTCTCTTAGCTCTGCTTCAATGCCAAAGCGCTGTAAAGTCTCTTGCGCTTTAGCTGTAAGCTCTAAAGAGTAACGCATAGCTGAGATTTGATCTTCTTTAGTAGCAAAGTCGAAACCGATAAAGGGCACAGTACTATACAACTCTGAGACGATAGGTTTTAGCATTGTCCACATATCAGAGGGTAAAAAGTGCATTGCATCTGACTTATTAACCAGCTCTTGAATATCAGGTACTCCAGCTTCTTTAATAACCTCTAAATTGCCTGGAGTTGTAACTGGTTCTACGTCCAATGACGCAGGCTCACCAGGCTCAGAGGTTGGAGTAAAGTACAGTGGACTAAACCCTTCATTAATCAATTCTTGTATTGCCTCTTCTTCACTGAGTCCAGCATTAACTAAATCAGCTTTAGTCCGTAGCGCGTACTCTTTAGCTGCCTTACTGGCTTCAGCTGGAGAGAACCCCTCATACTGTGTTAATTGCTCCATAACGTCTTTTGGAGAGATATCTGGATGCGCAAAAGCTGCGTCAATTTCTTGTTGCACCTCAGGAGACAATGCTGCCATGGCATCTTCAGACTGTGTAGTTGCCATTAATGTCGCGGCCGTAACAGGTAGCGCTTTAGCATATAACTCGAAAGACGGAGAAGGTAAGTTTTCACCTCGCCTGCCAGGTTTAGGCAATCTGATAGCCGCATAGGTAGTAGCGTTTCTAGTATCCTGCAGCTTAAAAGTTCTGTAACGTTCTGCTGCAAGGCTAATCTCGTCTAAGGTCGCCCCATAATGGGATAGCATCTCTACTGGAGAACTAGTTAGTTGTAAAGCATCCTTAGAAGACGCCATAAAAGAAACGTAGAATGTTGCTCTAGCCTTCTTATCCTGCAGTGCATGCCTCGCTTGTTCCTTATCCAAGGATGAAGCAGTCGGGGCTTTTAGTGTGGCCTTAGCAAGACGTACAGCGTCAGCGTCGATATCGTCCGGCAATACTTTGGTATACCCCGGGGCCATCTGCTGAAACGTAGTATATTCTACATCTATACCTTGACCTTTAAGATCTTTTACAATCTTTTTCATTTGCGCAGGAACTTGCTCTTCATACACCGCCTGTTGCACTCCAGCAGACCGGTGCAGTTTTTCAATGCCGTAACCCCGAATTGGCACAGCTACTTGTGACTGCCAGTTATCTACCGCCTCAAGCACAGATAACTCTAAAGCTTTACGCACCCACGTTTTTTCGTGGGGCAAAGCTGGTTTAAGCTTATTAAAGGCTGTCCTTGCCTCCTCGTACTGCCTTACACGATCTACTCGTTCTGTATGGTATCTAGCTCTAATATCTTCTAAAATCTCTGTGAATTCTCGTTGAGTTTTTGCAGTAAGAGCTTCAGCTAATACGGTGTCTGCTACAGGAAGCACTGTAGCATTCGGGTTCTGCTCCTTTATAGAGTTTTGCCTGGCAGCTAGTTTTAGCTTTTCATCTTTGATATGTGCAGCAAAATCCTCTGGGTCTAAGTGCCCAAAGTCAGAAATGCGCTCCAGCTCTCTAAGAGCTTCGTTATGGTCATAATGAAACGCAGATAACTCTGCTCCAAGTTCTTCATGAGCAAAGCTTTTGCGGTTAATTTCAAAGTCAGAGGCAGGTACACCGGGTCTAGAATGTATAGGCGCTTGCAACTCTTGCACTCGTAGCGTATCTCTACCTGCTAGGTTAAGAAAGTCCAGTCGACGCCAAAAGTTTACACCAGGAACTTCTTCGTCTTCTCTTGACACAAGTCTACCGGAATCGTCATACCAAGCTTCACTAGTTAGGTGAGCATCGCTAGCCTCAGAAATCCTTGGATTAGTAGTAATACGCATATCATAGCGGTCAGGAGAAGTGTCTGGCAGTGTAATTTCAAAGTAGCCTCTTGCAGGATCTCCAAACATCAACTGATCATCCATTTCATCTAAACTACTCTCATTGAAGCTGCGCATATCCACCCGGTAGTCTTCTCTACCAGCATCGATTTCTACCAACTCTTGCTTAGTTATTGGAGTTACACCAGGCTCAGCCTTATAGACATCAATAGCATCATTCATGCCACTGAACTCCATTTCCTCAGGTTTAACCTGCCCACGGCGTTGTAGTTCATTTGCAGCACTTTCAGGCTTAACCCTAAAATTTTCTGGTAAACTGTGAATAGTCTCTGTAAGTCTGGACTTAATCCCTCTTCTAGCTAAGGGTCTAGTAATTGCATTCAACGGTACTGGCATGTCACACCTCTATCGGACAGGTTCTTCATTAGTATTTTGCGGTAACTTTAACTGCTCACTCTTTGGAGTTTGCATATACTGACTGCCATTACCTTGAGCTATAGCTGAAGCATAGGCTTGTGCTTGTGGATTGCCCTGCAAAGCCATAGCAGTTTCTTCCAGGATCTTACTAATGTCAGGAGAGTGCTTAGTCTTCATAGTTTTGATAGCTAAACTAGCAGCTTTAAAGTACCCACCAGGATTGATCTGAGCTAACATATTGCCTACTTGACCAGATAAGAAAGTCTCTAACATTAACTGATTCTTTTCATCTTCATCATTATAAGAAGTAGAAGTAATCTCAATGTCTACATCAGTAAAAGCTATCTCTGACTCAGCTGTGGGAACTGGGGCAACTAATATGTTGCCCTCATCGTCAGTTAAAATTTCTCCAGTAGTAGGATCCGTGACTTCTTCAAAAACTAACTGTTGAATAGGCTGGCCTGTCTGTGGGTCTTGGCCTACAGTCATTTGCAATGGTTGGTTAATCTCTACCCAACGCTCACCAGTTATCTCATCAGCTATACGTAGCACTTGATGAGCTGTGTAGTATTGCTTAATCAAAGACGCCATATCTCTGCCTAGCATTTGATAGAACTCTTCAAACCGCAGTGTAAGGTATCGCAATGCTACAATAGTTGCGTTCTGTTGTAACTTTACTTTCCGACCAGAGTCAGACGCAAATGCCATACCCAAGAAACTATCATTGATATTCAATACCCGTTGTATGCGATCGAAAGCTTTATCAATGATAGTGTACTGCTGTAGTACGTCTGCAGATAGATTCTCAACCTTAACACCTTTGAGATCTGCAACTTCAATTACACCTGTGACACGGTTAAATGCAGCAGTGAACTCAGCTATGTCTTCAACAGCTCCAGTCTCTACAAAAGCCTTTTGAGTATTGACCATTAGCTGAATCTTGATAACAGCTTGGTTAATTGCCTTTTGTGATTCTATAACCTCTCTAAAGACACCATAAAACTCTGTCTTATCAGAAGTGTGAATCTTTTGTACTCGGTATGGAAAACTAATCTGCTTCTTCGTAATGTCAGTCTTCTTTAGTATATGGTGATTAGACCAATACACAGACCATGTCTTACCATCACGTGTTTTAACTATAGAGTGAACAATCAAGTAGTTATCAAAGATGCGATAACGACCTGTGAACTCTCCATTATATGCATAAGTGAACTCAGCCTCATCAATGTTGAGATGGTTGTAGTAAGCTTCTAACTTCTCAAAAGCTTTCTTACCAAACTTATCAACTATTGTGTCTTCATCTAGCCACTTGTATCTGTGGATGTACTTAGCATCTGAGTAGTCCTCTTTACGACTCATTGGATCCAAAACTATTTCACTGTCTGGCACATAATCTAAGTCAAGCTCGTAGATAACCCTGCCAAACATATCACGACGGCCAGAATCTTTAACGTCTACGTAGCAGCACATAACACCAGAGACGATGCCACATAGTTTAAGGCGATCACCTAATGCTTCAAAATAGTTCTTACGAAGCGCATGTGTAATTGCGTCACTAAGGATCCCTGCAGTGGGAATATCCTTAAGGTCAACAGGGTTAGCTGTAATGGCATTAACTACATTAGAGTAGTAGCCAATGAGCATACGAGCGAACACCTTGATAACGTTAAAGGTCTCAATTGGTTGACCACGATTAGTTAAGATAGCTTTTTGTTCAGCTGTGTATTGCCTGTTATGGTACATGTCCCAGGCTTCAGCTGCTTCTATTTTAGACTCCTCATAGGCTTCATAACCAATCTTAAAGGTGTCTTCTAAATCTTCAATAGTCGGTTCCATTATTGAATACCTTTACGTTGCTTAATTCTATCAGCTAAGCTAGTACCACTAGAGCCTCCAGTAGTACCACCAGAGCCTCCACGACCTACATTTAAGTCACGCTGAATATTAGCTTCTGTAGCATCTCCTTTATTCCTTTCTAGCACATCAAGAGCAAAATTGATGTCTCCAATCGCTTGCTCTATTTGTGCACGAGACATACCCATGTATAAATGCACTTGGGCAGGATGCAAGCTAGCTACTGCACCTTCGTACATTGATTTTAACTTCTCTAACTGTACTGCGAATGCTGGAACTACTGCAGCATAGCGTTGATTCAAATCACCAAATTCTTGCTGGAAGCGTGCAGCCTCACCATCAGTTACTGCAGCACCTGAAGTAAGTCGTAGCATAACATTTCGGTAGGCTGTATACGCTGATTGTACTTTACGTCGTACTGAGTCAGGCACATTGCTTGTATACTTCTCTACACCTCCAACTAGTCTATCAAGCGCGCCAGTTGCTCTAGGTGAAAGATCCGCAGCTACTTTGCCGCCAAACATAGTTAGTGTTCTGATTAGCCTCAAATCTTCCATCAACTCATTAGGAGGTTTACGACCTGATAACGCTTCATACCGATCGACAAAAGCGTATGCTTGACTCAATTGTCTATTATCATATTCATGAACTGGTATATCCATGAGTCCAGAAGTAGTAAATTCTTGTATTGCTTCTTCAGCCGCTGCTGCTTTACCTGGGGTAGTCCCTGAAATTCTTGCACCCCACAGCTCTTCAGCAACTTCACCTTCAGTAACGTTTGGGTCTGCCTGTCGCCTGATACCTGTCATGTATTGAATATCAGATTGCATAGAAGTATTTTTGGTATCTTTACGCAACCCCATAAGCTCTTTATATAAAGCTAAGTCTTCACCATAAAGTCGACGAGTATACCCAGTAGCTTCCATTTCAGCTTTCATATCAGCTATAGTGGTAGAGCCATCAGGCAATGTAGCTTTAAGGTAACGTCTGCCAAATTGCGGATAGTCAGGAGCGTCTTCTAAGAAGCTATTAGGGTTCATTCCATTCTCAATAATGAGTCTAGCGTCTTGCCGTGGATCAAGAATATCT